CCGCCGTTCATGATGCCGCCGACGCCGGTGATTGGGCTGGTTATGTTAATGCGCAAGGTGGCCCGTTTGTGCGTCGTGATGATTTGCAGGTGCGCACGCTGTATGAACCGCGCGCCGAGTTTAACCAGTACGGCGAGGAGACCGTCTGCATTCGTGGCGTTTACGACTCTGCCATCGGTGCAGATTCCCCGATTATGACCCGGCTCACGCAGTGGAAAATTGTGCCGAAGCGTGCCGTTGATTTGGCCGTTGACGTTAAGGGCGCTCCTGCGCCCTCTCGGAGTTCTGTCAATAACTGTACGGGAAGCGAAAGCGATCCGCCGGAGCTCGATTTACCGAAACCACTGAGTAGGCGGGAAAGGCGAGAGCTGACCAACCGACTCAGGAAGCAAAAGCCAGCAATGCGGAGAAAATTCATCCACGTAACGGATGAGCAAAACGCAGCTATAGCGAAAACTATCGACGAGATACATCTGATAACCGGCATCACTATCAGCCGGGGCGAAGCCCTGCACCTGATGACCGGTGGTAAAAGTTGTTTGGATGGTAAATGGCTACGCGGAACGTCTAAAGGCGAAATATTTTCCGCAGCGCCTTCGCATCAGGCTAAAGCCAGGAAAATCCTCAATCGTGTTGTGACGTTAGCTAGCTCCTCAATGAAACCTGTTAACTAATATTCATCGTTATCATGTACATACAATGTATTGCTGTTTAATTTTTCTTTCCTCCTTTTGTTGATACGTGGTACTGTATGTTTATACAGTATCTCGTGATGGAGGTTATGTGGATAGAGAGTTGAACGAGCACGTTATGATTGAGCGGGTCGAAATGATTGCGCGTCTGACGACAGAAGGTACTTGTCAAGAAAGAGACCGTGAGATAGCACTCGGGCTGATAGCTGAACTTGCCAAAGGGAACTTGATGAAAAATGGCTCATTTTCAATAGTGTTTTCAGCAAAACCTATTGAAAATCAATAATAAAATTAAATTTATATTTTCCTCCTTTAACTATGGCCACAGTTACCAAAACGTGAGAATATCAAGCCTTGGCGAAATCTTGCTTTTTTCCGAGGCCTGTTTCGCTATAATACGCGGTCGGTTTTTAGGAGGGGTCAATGCCAACTGTAGTGTCGCTTTTTTCTGGGTGTGGTGGTTCTGATGCTGGAGTCTTGAGAGCAGGGTTTGATGTGCTCATGGCAAATGACATTCTACCTTACGCCCGAGATGTGTACTTGGCTAACCACCCGGAAACCGATTACGTTTTGGGGGATGTTTCTACTATCGAATCGTTTCCAACAGCCGACCTGCTTGTTGGTTGTTACCCTTGTCAGGGTTTCAGTCAGGGTGGAGTTCGAAAAGCTGACAGAAAAATCAACACACTTTATCTAGAATTCGCTAGAGCTCTAAGGATCGTTAAACCTAAAGCATTTATTGTCGAAAATGTGTCCGGTATGGTACGAAGCAACTTTGAGCATTTGCTGAAAGATCAGTTTAAAGTTTTCGAAGAGGCTGGCTATAGAGTTAAGTCTCAGATTTTAAATGCCTCACACTTTGGTGTTGCTCAGGACCGTAAGCGCATTTTCATCGTTGGCATACATGAAAAATTTGGGTTGGATTTTACATTTCCTACAGCGACTCATGGCGATGGATTGAAAAAGGTGACCACTATCCGTGATGCGATAGGCACTTTACCTGAGTGGCCAGTAGGCGAATTTTATGACGCTGATTTCCATTGGTATTATTTATCTAGAAATCGTCGTCAGGATTGGGATCAAATCTCTAAAACCATAGTTGCTAACCCAAGACATATGCCTTTGCACCCGATAAGCCCGATTCTTGAAAAAATGGGGCCAGATAAATGGCAATTTACATCAAATGACCGCGCTCGGCGCTTTAGTTTTCGTGAGGCTGCTCATCTGCAAGGATTTGGTAATTTAGTTTTCCCTGAAACAGAACGGGCATCTATGAATATGAAGTACACCGTTGTAGGGAATGCAGTACCGCCTCCTTTGTTCGAGGCGGTTGCTAAAGCGTTACCTGCTATTTGGTAGTATTATCGGTAAGACATTGATACGGCATCATCAACGTATGGAGTCGGAGGGAGAGCGTCAATCAACTCGTTCTCTCTCGCTAAGTTGATTAGCCTCAATCTGTCAACGAGTATTGCTCCACCAATATCTGCCTTATATGCCCAATCACCATCCATCCACCTCAGATCTTGCGGTAGAAAGTAGTACGAAGCCCAAGGATGGGTAACCGGCATTTTCGAACCCAGTTTGGCATATGATGGCTCTAGTTGCTTATGTCTCCATTCATCCTTTGAACATCCGCATTGTACGAAAGCAGCAGGAATTGCATCTCGCTCATCACCAAACGGATGCCATGCCACAATATCTATTCCACCATCACCAGAATCACGAGGTTTAAAATCACGTGGTTTGAACGTGGTTGTTTCACATCGAATATCTTTTGCAATAGCTTGGTACTTTTCAATTAATAATCCCGTGTATCTAGCATTAGCACCACCGCCTGCCCAATTTGGATACACATAATATCCTCTCGGCATTAGAGATGTGAAAATAGGTAGGCTTATCATTTCAAAAGAACGTGTAATTGTTGGTCTTGTGCCTTGTGGAATATATTTAATGTTTGCGCAAATGAGTAACGATAGATAGAGTTTTTTAATGTTTTCTAAATCATCATAATTTTCTAAAGTCAAAGTATCTCCATCTTCAGAAAGACTAAATGGATAAGAATCTCCAAAGATGTTAATTCTTTGTCTGATGAAGTCCGTGCCAAATCTCCATTTAGCAGAGGATTGTTCACGATTGAATTCCTCTGGTTGCGCTCGCATTACACTATCTAAATCTCCGCGACTAAAGGCCTTGTCTGGGTGGACCATAGCCCTAATTTCGAGGAAATCTGCCCACAGAAACTCGTCATTAGAAGGTATAGATTCTAAATTATTGAGCATACTACTCATCCTCTAATTTAGTTCTAATGTAGTTTCTTATTTGTTTGCTGTCCTCGAAAATTATTTCAGCGATTTCAAGATCAGCCGTAGTATAACTTTTGTTTTTGTATAACATTTCCCAAACCGTCTTTAAGCGGCTTCGGGCTTGCTTCATTGCTTCAGCAAGGGCTACTTGATTTCCGTTTGTATATAAGAATGCTTGATCGATGTCTCGAGTTTCGATTAGATTCTCTATCGCATCTTCATGTTGCACAATTGTAGCAATGTCCTTGATTCTTCTTGACTCTTTTACAATTGTCCTAGCATGTTCATCTCTAACGAAAAACCACGAGAAAATATTCTTGATGTTATTTTCATTTACACCATTCAAGTCATAATCTTTCTTGTCTTGAATGCCAAGCCAATCAGTAATTGCACTGTATCCTAATGCGGTCGTAATATATGAAAACTCAATGTCACTTTCTTTTATGTTTAATTTAAAGAAGTTATTTGATTTTGCCACATCATAAACACTTAAAGATGTTAATAAGAGGCCAACATAAGATGGGCGGCTTCCAATTTCTCTGGCAAGGATTTTTAGTGTTTCTTCTTTGGTAGAAGTTGTATAGAATTTATTGCATAACTCTTTAAGGTATTTTGCTTTGGATAAGGAGTCCCACTCCTTTACACCGGTAATATGTCTGTAACCAATGTAACGCAGTACGTCTTCACGGAAATCATAAACGATGCAAGGCAACTCGATTGGCTTATGCTGCGTATCATTTTTTATATCATCGATACTGTTTTTCTTATTCTGCGTAGGAGTTAGCTCGCCATTTAAGAGTTTAACTGCTGCAAGGCGTCTATTACCTTCTGCGACAACGAGTTTGTTACCGTCTTTGAAGACGAGAAGTGGCTCTCCTGGAAAATAACCTTGCTGACCGATCGAAAGCATCAGGTCGTGAACACTCTCGTCATCAAGCATGCCCTCGACCACTACATCCTCTTGGCCAGCGTTGTTCAACCTGTAGAATCGTGGATTCTCAGGATCAAATGTAAGGTCTTTTGTCTTAATGTACTCGATTGGTTTTGGTTGCATACAAATGCCCGAAAAATTTAAAGTGATCTTCTCTCAAGTGAAACACAAAATCGTGAAATTTTGAACCTTAAGCTATGCATCTTGCCGCATGTATCCGCCTTTGTTTTTGATAGGATGCAGTTTGGCAGTAACCTGTGTGGGATAAGGTTTGGTCGACGAAATGCAGTTGCATTAATTCAGACCCACGAAGCGCGCAGGCGAGGCGGGGAAAGCACTGCGCGCCAGCGTACTTTTGCGCATTTATTTTCGCAGCTTGAGCGCGTCGCAGTGCCGCGCGGGTTCGCGAGGGTGTCGGTGGGTGGTGCGGGCGCGTTCGAGGGCGTAGCGGGCTTCTGAGGCGGTCAGGCGTAGGGGTAAGAAAAAGCCGCCCGGAGGCGGCGGTAATCAGTCACTTTCAGTGTCGAGGTTATAGCTTTTGAAGCGGATCACCTCCTGACCGGCCCACGCGTTGACCTCACGCATCCGGTCCTGCAGCGGTATAAGCTCGTTACGGACAAACACCTTTGCCACCTTCTCGATGTCGCCGAGCGA